CTTGCTTGTCTTACTGTCATAAAAGCCTTTTGTCTCAATTCTTCAACAGTCTTTTTCTTAGTCCAGTCAAAGTCTATTGAATCCTGTAATGTTTTTTTGACTATTTCAAAGTTTGTAGATGTAATACCGTCTGGATATGCCTTTGGTTCTAAGTTCATTTTTTTAGACTGACTTGTACCAGAACCGCTTGCTGGATGACCTTGACCAACTCCTCCCTTGTCAGAAGGTCTTTGTTTCTTTGGCTGACCGTCCATTGTTTGTTGATCCTCTTTTGGTGCGGCAGTTCCCCTACCTCTACCTTTTGAACCGCTGGTATTTGGTTTCTCCTCCTCTGGAAGTCCTAGAATCATTGCTTCTGGTGAAAGTAGTGGGTTTTTAGACACTTTGAATTCTCCAGTATGTGTTCTTGTTACCTCGAATCCCATTGCTTGCATAGCTGCCATGTTTTGTATCTCTACACCTTGTATCTGCAAGTCTCTGAGTTTGTCGTTTTCTTCTCCACCTTTTAATCTAAGTTCCCAATCCTCTACACCAACAAGTTTGCTGATTTTGTAAAGGAAGGCTTTGTATAAAATATCCTGACCCCATTTAACTGCTCTGTTTGTAATTGTAACTTGTAATCCTTCTTGTGACCATCCAGAAGGAAGTTCACCGTAATACAACGGAAGTACTCCAAATACTGCACCGATAATCTGTCTTAACTCTTTTCTAATAACTGTAAATTCTAATTCCTTTAATGAGCCAGTAAAGTCAATCCATTGTGCCATGTTCTTTCCACCTTTGTCTGACTCTACAAGTAACGGATGAATCATGTAAGGATCTTCTGTTGCCTTTTGTTCCAATACATCCCATGACTTTCTAAAAGTCTCATAGTTTCTTGATGCAATAACCAACATGCCTCTTGGGGGTCGCATCTTGTCAAAGTATTTTCTGATGTATTCATCCATATGGGATAAAGCCATTGCCTTTGACCAGATACTATAAATAGGTGAAAAGCCGTAAATTAAACTTGGTTTATACTTTCCTGCTTTCCATATTACCTCTCCTTCACCGTATACAACTCTTTTTGGCTGGGGGATTCCTACTGAATATACAGAGTTTACTTCGATAACTGCCTTTAATGCTTCTGCACCGCATCTATCACATCTGTCTGTTGTAAGTCTTTTATCTCTATGTTCAAATCTTGGACATACAAATACTTTGTTTCTTTTATCATCATAACCTATTCTACCGTCAGAGTCAGCAATCATTGCTACTTGAGGAGGGTCTATTCTTAAAAATTCCTTAATCTTACTTTTCTCATGATTAATCTTACCAGTTGTATCATTAATATCATAACTCTTTAGTACCAAACAATATGCATTGTCTGCAATTTCCAAATCTCTTTCCAACTGTCTTGACAAGTCTTCAAGTGTCTGATCGTTTCCGTTGATAGGATTTTCCAACAAATCTTCAAGTATCTTTCTGTTTTCTGGTTTTGGTCTTAACATGTTAGTGTTTCCACAAGAATCACATTCCATCTCATGGGTCTGGTTTAACTCGTTTGGTATTGCCTTTTTTGCATCGCTTCTTGGTAACTGGTTAGACTCATTGTCCTGATTATTTTCAAATGGTTGTTCATCAGGGTTGTCATTTTTCAATGGTTTGTATTGAAATTCTTTAGAACAGTTGGAACATTTAAACTTGAATTTCTCTATTACCTCAAATCCATTCTTAAACATTTCACGGTTAAGTGTCTCAATAGGAATTCTTAAGGCATCAATGTTGTCAGCCAACTCATAAATCATAATAAGTGGGAATGGAAATATGGGTAACTTAGCACCTGTATCGGTACTCATATATGGCTGTGCCATACTTGGTCTTGTTGTAGAATCAGTCTGTGACTTGTTAAGTGTGGTTAGATTCTTAACTACGGTTCTAAAGGTATCGGCTACTCCCATTATATAATCATCGTACAAGCGTACTTATAAACTTTCTGTAACTATTCTGTAACTAAAATGTTAACATTTGTATTCACTGCTACCATGCTTGCAACATTGGTAGTTTCTATAATTAGGCTCACAAATACATTCTTTTACAACACATTTTT